CGAAATGGACTCTAAGCAAGTTATGGTTCAAGTACCTTGCGTGGAAATGTGGGGCGAAACCTGCCCTATCTTGACAGAAGTGCGTACCTGGTTCAAGGACAAGAGCCTTGAAGAAATGGGTCGCAAGTACTGGAAAAAGCGCAGCTACATTTTCCAAGGTTTTGTTCGCGAGAATCCTCTCAGCGACGACACCACACCTGACAATCCAATCCGCAAGTTCATCATTGGACCACAGTTGTTTACCCTGATCAAATCCGCACTGATGGATCCTGATCTGGAAGAACTGCCAACTGACTACATGCGTGGTCTGGACTTCCGTATCACCAAGACCAGCAAAGGTGGTTACGCTGACTACAACACTAGTAAGTGGGCTCGCAAAGAAAGCGCACTTACAGAAGCCGAACAAGCTGCTGTGGAAGCACACGGTCTGTTTGATCTCAGCACATTCTTGCCCAAAAAGCCCACTGATGTTGAGCTTCGCGTGATCAAGGAAATGTTTGAAGCCAGTGTTGATGGTCAACCTTACGATCCCGATCGTTGGGGTCAATACTACCGTCCTGCTGGTCTGCAGGCACCTGCTGGCACCGCCTCTGGCGCAGCACACACAGACGAAGATGCTCCTGCACCACGTGCGGCTGCTCCTGCTGTGACCAAGCCTGCTGTGGTCAACGACGATCCTCCGTTTGACGTCGAAGACGCACCAGCAGCTTCTGCACCTGTACAAGCCGCTGCCAAGCCAGCACAAAAAGCTGAAGACATCCTTGCGATGATCCGCGCACGTCAGAGCAAGTAAGCAACTAGCCCGGGATCAGGTCCCGGGCTATTATATCTAAATATGAAATTTTCTCTTGTTTTTGAAAACTCCGGGGATTCTTTGCCCTTTGAAGTTAAGTACAATCACGAGTTGTTTGAATTTTTTGTTGACCTTACAAATCAGCAATCACAAAATTCATTCTGCAATCATAAACAATTGCAACGAGACATTGATCAAAAACTCACTCAACTTCATTGGGCTATTTCTAAAACTAACGAAGTTTTAAGCGATCTTATTGGAGTGCGATTCGATCAAAGCCTAGATTTAGAAAATTATTTAGACCAGACGTTTTTAAATAAAACTCATTGTGATTGGGTTCGAAGTCAACAACATATTGTTGACATTGATAAACTAAGATTTAGCACAAACACACAGCAAGCTCGTTTGGGCAATCAACTGCACGACATGTATCCTGACGAAATTCGTTATCCTAAGATTGCTGCTGTGCTAGAAAAACTAGGTTATATATACCCATACGAAGAAGTGAACATGGGGGTTCACAGATTAGAATCTGCTTACAATAAAATTAACCTTGAGTTCAAGGCAGATGCTAAGTGGGAAGTTTTTGATAATCCGTTGGTTGATTCAATGATCACAAATAACGATGTAGTAAATTTCTCTTTTGGCTATACATACGTTGGTAGACAGTATTATAATAAATTTAGAATGTTTGATTCTAAACTAGAATACAATGATCATTACAATTATGAAACATTAGAATTTGCGTTTCAGCTAAATCTACTCAGGCCCGAAACTATTCCGTTTAGTAAAGAAGTACAACAATGGGCAAATCAACAAGGTATTAAACTTGTGGCAGAGCAGATACCAATTGCTAATTTAGAAGACATTGAACAAAATCTTTTTGACTATAGAAAAATTTTGTATAGAAACTCTCGAGACAACAATCGAGCTAAAATTATGTTAGGATAAAATATGGGAAAGCCATTTGACATTTCAAAGTTCCGCAAGGAAATTACTAAAAGCATTGATGGACTCAGCATCGGCTTTAACGATCCCACCGACTGGATCTCCACGGGCAATTATGCCTTAAACTATCTTATTTCCGGCGACTTTCACAAAGGCGTTCCGCTGGGTAAGGTCACTGTGTTCGCCGGTGAAAGTGGTGCAGGCAAGAGCTATATCTGCTCTGGCAACATTATCAAAAACGCACAAGAACAAGGCATCTATGTTGTGCTAATTGATAGTGAAAACGCTCTAGACGAAGCCTGGTTACATGCTTTGGGAGTGAGCACAGATGAATCGAAACTATTAAAGCTGTCGATGGCAATGATCGACGATGTGGCTAAAACTATTGCTACATTTATGAGCGATTACAAAGCGTTGCCCGATGGTGAACGTCCCAAAGTTCTGTTTGTTATTGACAGCCTGGGCATGTTGCTAACTCCCACCGACATCAACCAGTTTGAAGGCGGCGATCTCAAAGGTGACCTAGGCCGCAAGCCCAAGGCATTGACGGCACTGGTTCGTAACTGTGTAAACATGTTTGGCTCATACAATGTTGGTCTTGTGTGTACCAATCACACATACGCAAGTCAGGACATGTTTGACCCAGACGATAAGATTTCAGGCGGTCAAGGCTTTATCTATGCTAGCTCTATTGTTGTTGCTATGCGTAAGCTCAAGCTCAAAGAAGACGAAGACGGCAACAAGATTTCGGACGTCATGGGTATTCGCAGTGCTTGTAAAGTAATGAAAACTCGTTATGCCAAGCCCTTTGAAGGTGTGCAAGTTAAGATTCCATACGAAACAGGCATGAACCCTTACAGTGGTCTTGTGGATCTTGCCGAAAAGAAAGGCATGCTAAAGAAAGATGGCAACAGACTGATGTTTGTTACCAGCGATGGCGAAATTATCAAACAGTTCCGCAAAGCCTGGGAAAACAACGAGGACGGATGTCTTGACAAGGTCATGGCAGATTTTGCAAACCACAAAGATGATTCAGGACCCGAGACTCCCGATGAGCAATGAAAATATTAATAGTCGGTGACAGTTTTGCTGCAGACTGGTCAGTCAAATATAATCAATATCTTGGCTGGCCAGAACTACTCTCACATGATTATGATGTTACAAATCTAGCTCAGGCAGGTGTCAGCGAGTATAAAATACTTCTGCAAATCGAGTCGGTTGCAGACATCAAGGACTATGACATAGTTATTGTGAGCCATACCAATATCTATAGAATACACACTCGAAAACATCCTATTCATCGCAGCGACATCCTGCACAACAATGCAGATATTATGTTAAATGATTGCACATATCATGCTAAGAGACCTTGGAATTGGTTTAATAGATCTTTACTGTCGGCAATCGGATTTATCAAGTATCACTTTGATGAAGAATACTACAAGAAGATATATACATTTTTTCGGGATTCTATAAATCAAAAGTTGTCTGATGTTGGTTCGGTGATAACTATAGATAACTTTGATCACGAAACAACTTTTGTAGAAGAAAAAAATGTATTGAACTTTAGTAGCGTATGGAGAGAATATCCAGGATTAATTAACCATTGCAGCCCTGAAGGTAACGAATTAATCTATACTCAACTAAAACAAAAAATTGAACAGTTAAGGAAATAATATGGACGAACATATCGCCAGTGTAATTTGGGATGAACTAAAAAGGTATATCAACACAGTTGATCGAACAGAAGCAGCTGAAGCATTGGTTTCAATTCTAATAGACAATGATTCAGACATTGATGATATTCGAAGTGCGTTTAAAGGTGACTCGGACATTAAAAAAGCCATAGCTTCTTATTCGTCAAACAACAACGATGAAGATATTGACGAGGACGAAGATGTCGACGAGGACGACGAGTATGATTGGGATAATTGATGCCCAAATATTTTCCGATACAAACTGCTACTGCTTGTAAACTCAAATGGAGTTGGAGCAGTTTGTATCTCAATAAAGGTACAACGTCATCCTGCCATCGTGCAGGATCTTCGGTTATCCCCGATCAATTTGATCAATTTCATAATACTCCGACTAAAATATCCCAGCGAAAATCCATGCTACAAGGCCAGTGGCCAGGCGGCGGATGTGAGTATTGCAAGCAAATTGAAGAATCAGGCGGAACCAGTGATCGAATGTTTCAAAATCAAATTCCAGGTTCGTATCCTGTTGAATTAGATTTGGATGCTTCAAAGACTGAAGTTGATCCTGCTATACTTGAAGTATTTTTTTCTAATACATGCAACTTGGGATGTGTATATTGCAATGCTTCGTTCAGCTCAACTATACAAATGGAAGATCAGTTGTGGGGCAATGCCAAACTACCAGAGACTGATTTTATACCAATTGAAAATCAATACAAAAACTATAACTCAAAATTTTGGGACTGGTTTGAACTCAATAGTAAAAAATTAAAAAGATTCCACATACTCGGCGGCGAACCTTTCTTACAAAAAGATTTACACAGGTTACTGGATTTTTTCGAACAGGAAGAACACCCGGAGTTAGAATTTAACATTGTAACTAACTTAGCATTAGATCCTAAAATATTGTCTAAACCGTTGGATAGATTAGCAGACTTAAAAAGCAAAAACAAAATAAACAGAATCGACATACAAGTGAGCATAGACTCCTGGGACCTTTCACAGGAATATGTAAGGCACAATTTGAAATTAGAAACTTTTGAACGCAACATGGATTACATTATCCAACAAAATCGTTATCGTATCGGGTTGCTTTCAACTGTGTCTTCGCTTACAATACACGGTATGCCGGCCTTGGCGCAAAAGTATAACAGTTGGAATAAACGACACCCAATTTTTTGGTACATGCATCTGGTGTTACCAGACACCGGTGTGTTTAATCCTACAATTTTTGACTTTGATGTTTTTGCTGATAGTCTGGCACAAACAAGATCTTTATTGCCCACTGACACTTGGGACGACAAAAGAATGATAGAAGTGTTTGATGGTATAGTAGCCAAGTTAGAAAAAAACTGTCTACACAATGTTGCTCGGCAAAAAGAATTATTAGAATTTTTAACAATCAACGATCAACGAAGAAAAACTAGCTGGAAACAACAGTTTCCATGGTTAGAAAAAGTGTTTAAGGATAATCATGTGGTATAGTCGTGTAGTGGCTGATCTCAGCACCATTCCGGATTTTATTCAGCACTATGAGCGTGAACTTGAGGACGCTAAACGTGAATGCCGCATCGGGGGTCTTGTTGAAAAAAACGTCAAGGAATTGCCCGGCATCACCGAGCACCGCTTCAATCAACTACAAGAGATTGAAGCAGTGCTTAATTTTCTCAACATTCAACTTCGCAAAATTCGACGCAAGCATTTTCAAAAGTATTTGGAAGCCTATGCTCGCGCACTCACAAGTCGCGATGCTGAAAAATATGTAGACGGCGAGGACGAAGTGATCGACTTTGAAACAATTATCAACGAAGTTGCACTGTTACGCAACAAATGGCTGGGTATCATGAAAGGGTTGGATACCAAACAATGGCAATTAGGGCATATCACAAAACTGCGCACAGCAGGTATGGAAGATATTACAGTGTGATACAGCCAAGCCTGTAAATACCACTATGAAAATCGTAATTGTTACCGGCGGATTTGATCCCATACACAGCGGCCACCTAGCATACTTTCAAGCTGCTAAGAAATTAGGCGACAAACTTGTTGTAGGACTGAACTCAGACGAGTGGCTGACCCGTAAAAAAGGTCGCCCATTTATGCCATTGAGTGAACGTTTTGCTTTGGTCAGCGCCTTGCGCATTGTTGATGAAGTTATTACCTACAACGACGACGATGGCAGCAGCAGAGATGCCATTGTCCGAACCCGGCAAAAATACCCCGATGCAGAGATTATATTTGCCAACGGCGGCGATCGAACCAAAGATAACATTCCCGAAATGGACATTGCTGACTCCAATGTATTGTTTGCATTTGGTGTAGGGGGTGAGGACAAAAAGAACAGTTCCAGCTGGATCCTTGAAGATTGGAAAAAGCCTAAAACACAACGTACTTGGGGTTACTATCGTGTGCTGCACGAAGTAGGTGCCAACACCAAACTCAAAGAGCTCACAGTGGCACCCAAAACTTGTCTCAGTATGCAGAGGCATGATCAACGTGCAGAGTTTTGGTTTGTGGCAGAAGGCACAGCCACAGTGTACACACTAGATCAAGCCAGCACAGACACAGATGTCAAGTGTCATCTAGAAATGCATCAACATACATTTATTAGTTGCCGTGAATGGCATCAGCTGTGTAACGAGACTGATCAACCACTCAAGCTGATTGAAATTCAATACGGTGAAAATTGTGTAGAAGAGGATATCGAGCGCAGATGAAAAATCCCTGGAGTGATCGATGGGATTTTGTAAAAAACTACATACCCGACAATGTTACTGTTGTAGACTTTGGTTGTGGTAACCGAGAAGTATTAGACTACATTTTGCCGTCAAGCTATGTTGGTATAGATCGAGTTGAAACTGCTGACATTGTGGCAGACTTGGATCAACCTCTAGCATTAGACAAAAAGTTTGATGTGGCATTGTTGTTGGGCGTACTAGAGTATGTACAAGATCCAGAATTCACTTTAGGTAACATTGCGGATTCAGCCAATTGCTTTGTTGTTCTTAGCCTTCCAGTAAAGAAAAAACCTGAATGGACTCGTGCGTTCACAACGCAAACAATTGACCAATTGTTAAATAAGTTTTTTGGTTCTGTGCAGCACTATCGGCACGGAAGATATATTTTGTCAGTGTGTAAAAAATGAAAGCCATTCCTGTTTACATAGGATATGATCCTCGCGAAGCCATTGCATATCATACCTGTGCTAACTCAATTATTCGCAACAGTTCAAGACCTGTGGCCATTGTGCCTGTGGCCTTGAACTTGTTTCGTGACTACAGTGAAACACATACCGACGGTAGCAATCACTTTATCTATACACGTTTTTTAGTTCCTTACCTGCAGGAATACGAAGGACATGCAATCTTCATTGACGGTGATATGATTGTGCGCGGGGACATTGCTGAGCTCTGGGATCTACGCGATCCAACCTGCGACGTGCAAGTGGTCAAGCATGATTACAAAACACGCATGCCTGTGAAATATTTAGGAGCAAAAAATGAAGACTATCCTAGAAAAAATTGGAGTAGTGTTATTCTGTGGAATTGTGCTAGCTTTCCTAACCGTCGGCTTACCCCTGAGTTCGTCCAACAATCCACAGGCAGTGAGCTCCACCGCTTCACGTGGATAGATGATAGTCGTATCGGCGAACTCCCGCCTGAATGGAACTGGTTGCCCGACGAGTACGGGCCAAATGCCGACGCCAAGTTACTGCACTACACACTTGGTACGCCATGCTTTCACGAGTTCGCTGATACGCCGCAGGGTTCAGAGTGGCACAGAGAACGCATACTCACAGAGTATTGTCAACAAAGGAATATTTGAAATGATCGATCAACTGGAAATAAGAGACGGCCTTTGGTGGCCAAAAAACGAAGTTAGATGCTTTGCTTGGACCAAGAAAGAAGAAGATCTACCTGAGCATCTAATGTCGCATGTACCTGAGAAAAAAGTCATGATTCAAGCTGGCGGCAACATGGGTTGGTTTACCAAGATATACGCCCAGCAGTTTGAACGAGTATATGTATTTGAGCCCGACAATGTAAACTTCCTTTGCTTGACGCTGAACAATCCCGAGCGCCATGTCATGAAATATCAAGCCTGCATTGGCAACGAGCGAAACCTAGTCAGCGTGACTTGGCGCGAAGATGACCGTGGCAAAAATCACATTGCTGGCGGCCAGGATTTGGTCAAAATGGAGAAGAAGGGTAAAAAGGAAGATAAGATTCCTACCTTGATGATTGACGACTTGAATCTAGATGACTGTTCATACATCCATCTTGACATTGAAGGCTTTGAATGGTTCGCACTCAACGGTGCCGAACAAACTATCAAGAAATATTTGCCAATTATTGCTGTGGAAGAAGCTGGACACGGTTTACGATACGACAAGCCTTTCCCTGAAGTTGAAAAGTATCTTGCACAGTTTGGGTACAAAATCATTGACCGCTATCGACACGAAGCAGTTTTCTCTGTATGAAAGCATTTGTAATATATTTGCCATCTCGAGAGCACAGCGTTAATCATGCTCGTTACATGATCGACACGCTGAATTCCTACAACTTAGATGCTGAACTGTTTGAAGGTACTCCCGGGGACGAAGCTGTAAAGATGGCTGAGAAAGCCGAAAAGTCATTGTATCCTTACAGTATCAAGAACCGTGTGCTCGACGACAGCGATATCAAAAACTTAATACGCCCTGAACTCTACGAAGACTTCAAACGTAAACATCATTATAGCATTATTGAGAGACAGCTAATCGATGACAAGGATATTCCTAAATTAAGTCGCCCGGGTGTGATTGGTTGCTTTTACAGTCACTTCAACCTTTGGAAACGTTGCATGGAGCTCAATGAGCCTATAATGATTTTTGAAGATGATGTTAAGTTCTATCGCGGTTGGCATCCAGTGGAGTTTGATGGTGTGTTGATTCTGAGCTTGGGCAAAAGCAGTTTTATGACTGATCCGCAAAAGACTTACTTGGAAAATCCCACTGGTCCAGTAATGGCACGCAAGTGGCAAAACTTCAGCATGCCAGGCGCCAGTGGTTATGCTATCACCCCAGAGGCTGCACAAGCTTTGGTCAAGTTTTACAGACCTTACTGGTATCCTGCAGACAATGCGATCAATCAGTTTGTAGTTCCTATTCAGATCAGCACTTATATCATGGGTCGTAACACATTGCCTGAAGAAGGCAACATTTCAATGACCAAAGCCAAGGATTGGATCAAACCATGAAAGTAGGAATATTTTACAACTCAATCTCCAATCCTGCTAAGTTCAGCAACAAGGTCATGCTCATGGACAACTTCAAAGCAGGAGTAATAGCCAATGGCGACGAAGTAGTTGAGTTTCACAGTAATCAATTGCCTGAGGGCCACTTGGATGCTGGATTTGTACTAGGCTACACGCTGGAAGAGAACTTTAGAAAGAAGATCATTGATCTATTACGCCAAAGAAAAACACCCAGCATCTTTGTAGACAGCAATATCCTGCACTATGCTAGATCCGAGCACGAATGGCATCGCTACAGCATTGGGTCAGTGTATCCAGATTCAGGTACCTACTTCTTTACAGAACTCGATCGTACCAAGTGGGATACGTACAGCAGTTGGCACAACACTTCTCTAAAGCCCTGGCGCACACAAGGCAACCATATCTTGATACTTTGCCAACGTCCCAAGGGTTTCAATATGTTCACAGACCAGGATGCTTGGTTAGAAAAAACTGTTGATAAAATTCGCAAGATATCTTCTCGTCCCATTGTTGTACGCATGCACCCCGGTGATGGTTCTAGATTCAAGCAAATTGAAAAGATACAAAAACGCTACGGTAGTTCGGTAACAATCGATCAACATGCCAACATCAGAGATGCCTTGCAGAACTGTTGGTGTACTGTGGGCATAAACTCCACACCCAACGTTGTGGCAGCATTGGAAGGCGTACCGGGGTACATTGAAGATCCACGACACTCGTGGGCCACTGACGTTGCGTTTACTGATCTTAGATACATTAACAACCCACCATTGCCAGACCGCAACGAATGGATTCACAAGATTGCCAACATACACTGGAGCAATCAAGAAGTAATTTCTGGACGGTTGTGGTCCAACATCAAGAGTTATATTTCTTCAACTCGTTGACAAATACTTCTAGGTCTTTGCGTTTGCCCTTGGCAGTCCAAATGTAACTGCTGGGGTGCATGCCCCAATCAATGTACTCAATGGGCAACTGTCCGTGCTGATAGCGTGGTACTACAACATTCAGCAAGTCTTGATCAACGCCCCAATACAAGTAATCGCTGTTGATCTGCTGTGTTAGAACACCGGCATATTCGCTGATAAATTGACGAGACTGGTCTCGTCCTGTGAGATAAATGCCGCCTGCTAGAAATCTTGGATCCTTCTTGGCAATGTAATGAATGTATAGGTCCTGATCTGCGGGCAGTTGCGGAATAGGGTTGCGAACAATAGCATCAGAGTCAATGGCTAAGACCTGCGTATTGGTTGGTAAAATTTCAGCAAGTCGCACAAATCTAGCACAAGCATAATAAGTCTTTTGCATGCGATGGTGTATGCTGGTGTCATTGCCTTTGCCCATGGCATTCAGCGTTCTTCGATATTGTGAAGCATGGGGCTCTGACACAGGCTCTGCTGCCCACCTTTGTGCTGCTGTGTCAAATTGATCCGCAGACACTGATTCATAGGTTACGCTTACACGAGGTTGGTTTTGGCAGAACTCTAGCTGGTCTGCTCTGGGATTGTACAAATGTAAATGAATGCCAGCATCGCTGTTCTGCTGAATGCTGCGGACGATACCGCGACCAAATTGATCAAAGTAGTCAGTATCGCAGGCTGTGTAAATGAAGAACCCAGAGTGGTTGCAGGTTCCTTGTAGTTGGGGCAATTGCATGGTTAAATATTTAACAGTGATCAAAAACGTAGCCTATTTTCCCGCCCAATGCGCTCTCAACTCTGGACCAGTGATGTCTGCTGTGCTAGACAGTTTGCAAGCCAGCGGCATTGTTACGCATGAGAATTCAATGTCAGCAGATGCTGCGGTAGTTTGGTCTGCACTTTGGTCTGGACGTATGCGCGGCAACCGTGCGGTGTACCAACACTATCGTCAACTAGGCCGGCCTGTGATATTTGTCGAAGTGGGCGCACTGTATCGTGGCAACACTTGGAAGATTTCTGTGAACAACATCACAGCCGACGGTTATTATGGACACACTGAAGATTTAGACTGGGACCGACCCAAAAAACTAAACATCAGTGTAGCACAACCCATTGAACTGCATCCGCATGTTGTGCTGGCACTACAGCATACACAGAGCTTGCAACTTGCTGATGTTGATTATGCACAATGGATCTTGAGCAGTGTAGAGCAACTTCGCAATCACACAGATAGGCACATAGTTGTAAGACCTCACCCACGTTGTAGAATGCCACAGATATTGTTGCCCAACGATGTGGAAATTCAGCTGCCGGAAAAATTAATCAATACATATGACAGCTTTGACATGAGATATAATTGCCATGCTGTGGTTAACCTAAATTCGGGCCCAGGCATACAAGCAGCTATAGCAGGAATTCGCCCAGTGGTTGCCAGCAATAGTTTGGCGGCACCGGTGGGCGTTGATTTTGCCAACATTGAACAACCCTACGATGTGGATCGCGATCTGTGGCTCACAGAAATATGTCACACTGAATACACTGTGGAAGAAATAAAGAGAGGACTATGGATCAAACGTCTAGAATCAGCACTGATGTAATTGACTGCGCCTGCGTCATACACGGCACAGGCTACAGTTGGGAGTACGTTGACAAGCTTTACAACATGTTGAATCGAGTTCATCCTGGTAGGATTCGATTACATGTTTATACTGAAGCCAGCAGGCATGTGCCCGATCACATGATCAAACACGAGCTACAAGAGTGGCCCGGTGTAGAAGGTCCAAAAAAGTCATGGTGGTACAAACTACAGTTATTCAACAGAGACCTGTTCAATGGCAATCTACTGTATTTTGATCTCGACACTGTGATTGTGCGTGAAGTAGACTGGATCACAAAGCTGGATCTCAAGTACCTCTGGGGCATAAGAGATTTTCGCTATCTGCAGACGCCACACAAGCAAAACCTCAACAGCAGTGTAATGTGGTTCAGTGTTCCTGAATTTGGTTGGTTGTGGGATGAGTTCAGACAGCAAAATATTGAGTCAGTGATGCGTAAGTATCACGGCGATCAAGATTACATACAGGCACAGCTAGGGGTCAACAGATACAGATTACTACCAGACTGGCAGTTCCAAAGCTGGCGCTGGCAGTGCGTGGACGGCGGCTACAACTTTTCTCGCAGGCAGCACAAGACCCCAGGTACAGGGGCAAAAATAGAACCTAATACTTCAGTATTAGTTTTTCACGGCCGTCCCAAACCACACGAAATTACAGATAAAGTAGTACAACAGCTTTGGCAGTAAACGGTTGACCCAAAATGCCCTTTTTGCTACAATAATGACTTAGCAACAAAGGAGTCAGCGATGCGTGAAATTGAATTCATGGAAGGTTATCGTATGATGCGGTCAGTGGGCGCTGACTGGCTGAGCTCTGTGTTCATGGCCTTTGTTTGGGTCCTGCGTGGCGACAAAATTTACGATCAGGAGTAATACTATGGGTTACAAAATTTTGCGTGAGCGTGATGCCCGTTACACTGAGCGTCCGGGCTTGGAAGGCCCGTTCTTTTACCCCAACGGTCAGGTGCTGTACTACGATCCCAAAGAGGGAATGTACTACGATCCTACTACCGATTTCTACGTGGAATACGAGCAGGTAGAAGAGCTCAAAAACATGTTCCTGCAGGTACTTGCAAAGTAATACTCAAGTATTACAAAATTCGGTTGACCCAAAATCGCCGATTTGCTATAATAACAGCATAGACAGCAAACAAGGAGCCACAATGCAGTACACACTGATCACAGGTAAAGGGAAAGTATACACTTTTTTCATTCGTGCTGTAGCAGAGCAATTTCAACAGGCCTATGGCGGTGTTGTAATTACGCAACAAATTCTCCAAAATCAAGAAGTGGTTGCCCAATAATTCTTGATTTGCTATAATATACACATGTTCAGCAAAAAGGAGTCGCAAATGGAACTTGCAATTGGCACCCAGATCCGTTACACCAGCGCCGCAGGCACCCGTAACGCTGTGATTGAAAACATCAAAGTTGGTCCCACTGCTGACCCCAAACGCATGAACACTTGGCTCACACTGCGCATTCCTGTGCAACGTGGTGTGAAATTTGAAAACCGCGTTCAAATTCCCGCAGACAATGGTTCGCTGTCTGCATTCAAAATTGAAACTGTTTAAGGAAAACACTATGTCTCTCAAACTCCGAGCTCTGATTCAAACTGTTGGTCTCATTGCACTGGCCATTGCATGTTCCGCAACCATTGGCTTCATTGCTGCCAATGTTAGTACTGAAACCATTCTGCAGGCCCTGGGCTTTGGTGCCCTGGCATGGTTTGTTTACTTGTTTTATTCCATCACACTGAGCCGCCTAGAATACCAGGAAAAACTCAAGGAAATCGTTGACATCAACAAGGTTGACCGATAATTCCCAATTTGCTATAATAATATTTTAACGCACACAAAAGGAGCCAACCATGAGTGCAATTCGAGTCATCAACGGTAACTACCGTGGTACCCCTGTCGTTGACACTGTGTTTGAACTGGTGTCTGGGTTTCAAACTGGTGCCCGTGGTGGCTACGTCACAGTTAAAAATGGAGGCAACTTTCCTCGTTGCCCCGATACGGTTCGTATCAAGGTAGACAACATTGCAGATATCGAGTATACTGCTGGTATGACTACAGACAACACCGTGCATTTTGAGAAGGCTGTGCCTGTCACTGAAACCGACGAACAAGCCATGGATCGTATCCGCGAGCGTTTTGACATCCTGCACGAGATGAGCAAGGCCTGTGTCAGCGGTGACATCCGTGCTATGATTGTTTCTGGCCCGCCTGGCGTTGGCAAGAGCTTTGGTGTTGAACAAGAAATTGACAAGGCAACCCTGCTGGACAAACTGGCTGGCAAGCGACTGCGAGCTGAGGTTGTCAAAGGTTCGGCCACTCCTATTGGCCTGTACCAGACCCTGTACAAGTATTCTGACCCCAACTGTGTTGTGGTGTTTGACGACTGTGACAGTATCCTGCTGGATGACGTTGCGCTGAACCTGCTGAAAGGTGCCCTGGACTCAGGCAAGAAGCGTAAGATTTCGTGGTTGGCTGATAGCCGTATCCTGCGCCAAGAAGGCATTCCTGACAGCTTCGAATTTAAAGGCTCAGTGATCTTCATCACTAACTTGAAGTTCGACAAGATGAAGTCGCAGAAACTGCGTGACCACTTGGACGCTCTCCAAAGTCGTTGTCACTACCTGGACTTGACCTTGGACACCATGCGTGACAAGATCCTGCGCATCAAGCAAATTGCCAAGGACGGTGTGTTGTTTGCTGACTACGACTTTGAGCCTGAGACTTGCGACAGCATCATCGAGTTCATGGACGAGAACAAGAATCGTCTGCGTGAAATGAGCTTGCGTATGGCGCTAAAGGTTGCGGATCTGCGCAAGAGCTTTCCCAACAACTGGAAGCGCATGGCCGAAACCACTTGCATGAAAGCCGCTGATTAAGGAGAGCACAATGCGTGAACTTGTTATTAGTCGACTCACTGCTTTTATTGCAAACACAGATGGCTACGGTATTCCTCGATGCTTTGATTGCGACGAGGATGACTACATCAAAGACCCAGCAGAACTTGAGAACATGAGCAACGAAGATCTGTTGGAAGCCTATGAGTCAGCAGTAGGCTTTGCTGGTTAACCCCTGCCGTGTGCGTAACGGGCAGTGCCAATAAGTCCCGTTTCGTTAAAGGAACATCATGAGCCTTGTGATATATTTGATTTATGTATTCGGAGCATTTTCGCTCTACATGCTTTGGGTGCTAGGGCTTACGGCTTTTGTTGAAGTCATTGTTCCGTGGCTGACGTTTGTGGCAGTAATTTTTGCACCACTGCTTTGGACTCTTCGTAAGGATTCGAAATGATGTCACTATTTCTTTACTGTGCTCTTGGTGTAGCTCTAGGCGCAAGTGGTGTTAGTGTGTTTGAAAAGCCTTGGCAGTTCTTTTTAATCTTGGCCATTGTGTTAGGTATCGACTGGGCTTCAAAGAATGGATCC